GTTATCAGTGGTATTAAGAACCGTGGCTGGGGTATTCCGAGAACCCTAGCCAACTTCAGAACGGCTTGGCTCCAGCAGATGACCAACAAGGCTGACCAGGCTATTGTTACTGACTACACCCTCGGCATGCGCCTGATCAGTCCTGCTCCGACTCCTGGTGGTATTGACCCCATGCAGACGCAGGGCATGGAGAACTTCGTATCCAACATTCAGGGTATGATTGGTGAGCACCGCAGGAACCCGACGTCCTACCACACCTCACCACATCCTCTGACCTACCAGTTCCTTGGTGGTGAAGGAGCTACCCTTATTCCGCCGGATAAGCTCAAGTTCAGACACCAGGAGTTCCTGAACCAGCTTGGTATTCCTCTTGAGCTACATCAGGCCAACCTGTCCGTGCAGGCCGCTCCTGTGGCTCTCAGACTGTTCGAGTCGTACTGGCAGGGTGTTCCGTCGTTCTACAACAGAGTTCTGAACTTCATTGTAGAAGCCCTCACCAAGACCATGAACCTGAAGGCTACCGAAGTTAAGATGCAGAAGACCACTGTGGTTGACGATCTCAACTACAAGACCCTCCTTCTCCAGCTCATGGGCGGCAACCAGCTCTCCCCCCAGACGGCTCTCGAACCTCTCGGCATCGACGCTCACGCCGAAGCCCGCAAGGTTATCAAGTACCAGGACTACCTGGGCAAGCTCCAGGCAGAGCAGCAGGAGCGCCAGCAGAAGCAGCAGCAGATGCAGGCCCTCTCAGGTCAGTTCGGTCCTCCCTCGATGGCTCAGCAGCAACAGGGTGCTCAGGGTGGACCGCCAGCGCCAGGAACACCGCAGGGTGGAGCTCCAGCAGGCGGCATTCCAGGCGCAGCTGGCGGTCAGCAGCCTGCCTCATTACAGCAGCTTGCCGATCAAGCCAGCCAGCTCGCCCAGCAGCTCGTTACGCTGCCTGACTTTGAACGTAAGCAGCAGCTGCGTACCCTCCGGGAAGGTAACAAGCAACTCCACTCGCTGGTCATGGCCGATCTTGAGCAGTTGCGCGGGCAGGCGCGTTCACAAGGTGCTCAGATGCTACTACAGCCTCAAGCAGGCGGGCAGAGCTCTAGTCCGCCACCTCAGTAAGCCTTTACAAGCCCTGTTAACCCTCTTAAAGTACTACCAAGGATCCAACGATGTCTATTGCTAAAGTTACGCTAGCCACCCTCCTAAAGCAGGCCAATATTCCGGAGCAGGGCGGACAGCAGCAGTCCCAGATCCCCCCGGTAAAGCCGCCAGAGACTCCTTGGTATAACCAGAACCTCTGGGGTAAGCAGACCGGCAGCCCGTACAAGAATACGGACTTGACAAGCATGAAGGGTATTGGTGATGCAGCTGGTCAGTGGTGGGAGGGTATCAAGGGCGGTCACGCCGGTACTCTGGCTGGCACAGGTGCTACCCTAGCTGCGACTGGTCTACTTGGTAGCCTGCTACTCGGCAACAAGCGTCGTAAGCGCTCTGAAGCCTAAGGAGGCCTTCAGTGGCCTCTAAGCCGCGTGTAGAGACAACCGAGAACAGAACGACTCAGAACGGGTTGTTTCCTATTATTAATACACTAGGCAAGAAATCCTCAGGTAAGGCGTGGGAAGATGCTTACCAGAAGGCTACAGATGTTCTTACTAAAGCGGGCATGGTACCAAATCTACCAACCCCAGGCAGCAGCGGTGGTGGGTTTACGCCTGCCGTACCCAAACCTCAAACGCAGCCACAAACCCAGGTTGAGCCAGCGCCGCCCCCATCGGAGTTTAAGCAGCATCCGGAGCTAGATAAGTTTGACAGCCGCGTATATAAGCGGCTTAGTGGAAGAACACTCCCACAGCCCGGAGCAACGCAGAGCAGGGAAGAGGCCGTAGAAAGGGCCTTGGCCCACCGGAAGGCGTGGGCTGACCTGCTTCCTGGACTAGATCAAAACCCTTATGCGCAAGAGCTTGGTCCGTATGGCCGCCATCTAGTATCTAGATATGGAACGCAGCCAGGGCTTGTAGAGACGCCCAGTTCTAGGCAGGAGAATCTCGGACTGGCTGGCGAGGCGGCTGGCTACGCTGGCTTGGCTGCTATGAAGAAATTCCCGGTTATAGCGCCAATAGCCAGCGCAGGACTGGCTGGTGCGGCTCAGGTGGCCGGGGCTAATAGCGACAACGCAGTAGCGCCGAACTATAAAGACTTAGTGCCTCTAGCTACTGTAGCTAACGCGGAACTAGACTATGTGCAGGCTAATAAGGCTTACCAGAGTCTGAGCCCCTCAGCACCAGATGCTGAGCGTAGAGCAGCCCACGGCGCAGTTGTTGCCGCGCATAAGACCTATCAGGACGCTCACAAGGCCTACCAGGACTCCATTATAGGGGGCACTAAAGACGCACCTATATCAGCTCAGCATAATGCGAACGTCTCAGAGACCAACCTGACCGAGAAAGCCGGAAAGAATATACTCAGTAACACTGTTGGAGGTACGCTCAGCGCGATGCCGGGCGCTACTAAGTTTCTATCTCTTTTAGGTCTCGCACCTGAATACATAAAAGGCGAGCTTGGTGTAAACGACAAGTCGGAGGGCGAAGCCATCGCTGAGACAGGTGCCAACGTCGCTCCAGCGCTAGTAGCTGCTATGCCAAAGGACCCAGCTCAGATAGCTAAGCTGTTTGCAGGCAAGCCAGCTGTTAATGTAGCCAAGATACTGCGAGGAGCTCTCAGCCCTAAAACCTTGTTAAGCCGTGCTCCGCTAGCTATCGGGGCTAATGCAGCAGGCGAGAGTCTCGGTAAGACTATTAAATTCCATTCCGGCACAGAGGAGGACCAAGCTAAAGAGCTGGACCAAAGAGCAGTCAACGAGGCTGCCAGCCTAGCCAATCGCAAGAGCAAGATTGCACCTTTCTTAACGAGAGGTCTCGGTTACCTAGCTACCGGAGACGTGCTAGACACAGCCAATTACTTAGTCGGCGCTAACAACCCAGAGTTGATGAAAGGTGTGGCCAGAGAGGCGGTAGCCAAGCGCCTTGAGAATCAGAAGATCCAGGCGTCAGCCAGTAGCATGATGAGCGACCCGGCCCTAGAGAGGTATAGCGATTATGCGACTGTTCCAGACGCAGCTAGAGGGTACGCTCACTATACCCGCCAGTCGGAGGCGGCCAAGAAGACACCCGAACTGAGGCAGCAGCTAGACGCAGCTAACATGCTCGCCAGCAAGCGAATAGCTGCTAGAGTCGGTAAGCTTGCCCCGGCTGAGCGCATGGCTCTCGACTCTATGACTAGGCGCTATGGCAGCGAGGCCATGGAGAAGCTGTGGATGACCGCTCCGCCAGGGCTAATTAAGCAGGACCTGGCCGAAATGGCGAGAGGGTTGGATCCGTCCTTGGTAGACACGCAGGCTGGTAACTAGAGATATACGCCCTAACCTACCCATATGACTAACGAAGATCTAGTTTGGGAGAAGGCGGTTGGCCTTGTTAAGACGTCGGTTGACTGGTGGTCATCTCCTGCCACGCAGATCGTCGACAGCTGGACTGGTCGCAATAGTCAGCCGCTACCGCCGCCTGCGCCGCCCCAATTCTTTAGTCCGACTCCGCCAGCTAGTGCAACCTCGGCGGGCGCTCCAGCTAGTACAGCTGTTGCGCCACAGCCACCTGTTGGCGGGGCAGTTAAAGCCACAGCTGATCCAGCTGTAGCACCTCCTCAGGCTACTCCTCAGGCTACTCCTCAGGCTACTCCTCCTACAGAGCCAGTGGCAGTCGACGCTAAGCCACCCACCTACGACGCGAAGAACGAGAACCTTGGTGAGAACCTTCCCGCCAAAGTACCACCTAAGCCAGCTCAGGCCGTAACTCCTCAGGCCAGCGTCCCAGACAAAAAGCCCGACCCAGCAGCCACGCCAGCGAAGCCCGCCGCTGGTGGTTGGATGTCCGATGCTCTTGCCGCTGTAACAGGTGCAGCCAAGGGCGCCCCGGTCGATCTGGCTAAGGCTAAGGACCAGCTGGTTTCTAGTTTGACGCATATCAAGGAAACAGCACCAACTGCAATAGCCGAAAAGCTAATTAACGGCACAGTTGACCAGATTGGTAGAACTATCGAGAGTGCTAAGACTAGCGGAGCCTCTACTAGCGACTTCCTAGGCAACATGGAGCAGCGCTGGGGCAATATAGCTCTCCCCGTTGGTTTGGCACTCATGTTCTTTGGTGGAGACATGGGCAAGCTGGCCGGTGGAATCCTCGCAGCTGCCGGTGGTTATAATATCTACCAGAGAGTGCAGGAGCTGGGTAAGCCGCAGGCTAAGAATGACTTAAAGGCAGCAGCAGCCATTGAGGCCACGGAAAAGGCTAAGAATCCGGCTTTCTCTATCTGGAGTGACGAGGGGTTTGGCAAGCTAGCTGGCCTTGGCTTTACGCCAGCTCGTCTCTCAGTCCTGCGCGACCTGCATGCTGCTATTTTGATGGGTGGATCAAACACGGTTCACAGAGCCGTAATTGAGGGAGGGGCCGAGGAGCTAGCCAAGTACACCAAGGATCCTCGGGTCATTAAGGCTTATTACGAAAGACTACAGGCCAAGATGCGTGAGATGCTGCCTAACCTTCCACAGGACGCTGAGAAGGACTATCTAGGCCAGGAGTCTGGCTGGACGGACAGGACCATTGGCTCGGTTACCGGGCATCCTGTCGAGGGTCCGAAGTACATGAAGGCTTTACAGGGGGCTAAGTAATGGGACTACAGACCGCCTCGCAGTATTCTACGATAGCGGCCAATACGGACTCTATCATTAACAATCCAGAGCTGTCGTTCTCCCAAAAGGCTGCCGATCTGGGTAGGATCTACATGGAGCTAAACTCTCCCGACCCCTCACATGAGGAGGGCTTCTTAAGAGGTGTGCTCAGGACCGCCGCAGGTGTAGGCCTTGGAATTGGACTAGCACAAGCCTTTAAATCAGAGATACTAGGTGGAGACATGGACAAGACTGCATCAGACCGTGAAGCCTTCCGTTATGGCTTCCTAAAGGCTGCCTGTGAGAAGGGCTACTTTAGCAAGGTAGCTTTTAACCCCCTGGCTCTTATTACTGACCCAATCATGGGTGTCTCATCGGCTACTCGCGGGGTTGGAGAGTCAGCTGGCGCTGCGGCAGGTGCTTTTGATGCTCCAGGAGAGGCCGATGAGAAGCTTACCCGGACCATGGTAGAGACTGAGTTGTTAAAGCAGGAGCAGAAGCGACTTGAGGCTGAAAGGCGTAACGCGCTCCTCAAGAAGATCCTTGCCAAGCGCTCACACTGATTTATCGTGGCCCACGTGGCCACATCAATTCTACAAAGCCTTAAAGTACCTCCTGGTCTACCTATTTCCCGTTTTCGGGAGCGTCCAACCGTAGCGGTCCCTCCAGGGTCCGAACTACCTCTTATAGACAAGGCTACTACCCCCGAAAAGCGTATCCAGGAGATCTGGAATGCTAAGGTTAGGGTATTCGACCTCTCTAAGGAAGAGCAGCTAAAGGAGTACGAGGCCGTCTGGCAGGATGTTTGTCTAGGTAAGTGTATGGTCAGCGAGCACAAGACCGAGTTTCACAACGGAACCTACATAGCGCTATTGCGCTGGGCGGCATTAGAATATAGACTACCCACACAGGTTTAATATGCCCGAAGCCCCTCCACAGCCTCAAGGTACGATCATGAATTCTTTCTGGGAGGCTGCTCCTTGGGTCGGTGCCGCTGGTCTTGGAGCTGGTCTTGGTGCTCGGGCGCTTAAGCACACGCTGGACATGACTAGACATGGCAATATTGAAGGAACCCCTGTTGACGTTGAGGACACCCCACCAGCTATCACTTCGCTCCCTATAACGGTTACGCCCGAGGAGGCCGCTGAGCTGCGTCGTAAGGGTATCCACGTTAAGAAGAAGCAGAAGAAGGTAGCCTTCGATATCCCAGGCACTGATAGTAAGTATAACGTAGGCTTTTGGGAGTCTATACCAGCGGGTATGCTTGGCACAGGTGCCCTCATAGGTGGCTGGAAGCTGGGCGACATGGGGTTAAACGCGATACGTGGTCACTTTGCTAACGCCAAGAAGAAGAAGGTTGAAGATCGCATTAAGCAGCTCCTCAAGGATCAGCCCGAAAGCGAAGATGTACCTCTTCATGCAACTATGAAGGCCGCTGAGGATGCCTATTTCGCTAAGAAGGCTATGGACTACAACCGGAACTTTGGTGGTGACTACGCTAATGCTCTAGGGCTGCTACTCGGTGCGGGTGGAACTTTGTCAGCGTTATCCGCCTACAACACGGTCTCTTCTCAGAATAAGTACAAAGAGAAGGCTAAGGCTCTCCGGGCCTACCTGCGCAACAAGGCTGCTCGCCCGGCTATTGCCACCATGGAGCCTATTGAAGAGGCTGCCCCGGCTGTACAGTCTGCTCCAGCGTAAAGGACTACTATGGCTGCCTTAGACCCGATCACTCCAGAAGTGACCTTCCGGGGATTCGATGACGTTGAGGGACAGCGTAGCGACATCTACAACAAGTCGCTAGGCGCTATCGGGTCTATTAAGCCTCTCCAGAACGCTACGCACAAACTAGAACTCGTAAACCCAGAGTACGACAGCGATTACAACCCGACACCGAACGATGAGAAGGAAGCCATCCTCAAGCAGCGCAACCTGCAAAGAGGAGTCAAGGCTACCCTACGCCTCTCGGATAATAATGGCCAGGTACTGGATGAGCGCAAGCTTACCGTAGCCCACATACCCCATCTAAACTCTAGAGGCTTGTTCATCCGTAATGGCACTCCGTATATTCTGAGGAACCAGTTAAGACTTCGCCCTGGCGCCTACACCAGAGAGCGTAAGGACGGCGGACTAGAGACTCACTTCAATATTAAGCCCGGCACTGGTCGTGGCTTCCGTGTTGAGATGGAGCCCGAGGACGGCGTCTTCAAGATGAAGATAGGCCAGTCAGGAACGCGGCTCTACCCCGTACTAAGAGAACTAGGTATCTCCGATGAGGAGATGAAGAAGGCTTGGGGACCTGAACTGTTTGAGAAGAACTACAGAGCCAAGTCTGGTAAGGACGAAGTGGATATTGTTAAGGTTGCCCAGAAGCTGACTAAGGAAGGTATTCCGGTTAGCCCTGCGGATGCTCCTAAGGTTATCCACGAAGCCCTTAGTAGAGCTGAACTGGACGAAGATACGACCCATCTAACACTGGGTGAGCGTATCAAGAATCCGTCACCAGCAGTATTACTCAAGGCCACTCAGCGTCAGCTGGCCGTGGCTCAGAAGAAGGCTGAAGCAGACAATAGAGACTCCCAGGCTTTCCAGTCTGTCCACAGCCCCGACGATCTGCTCCACGAGAGATTGAGTCGGGATGTTACTGGTGGGCTTCGTCAGATACTGTGGCAGGCTACGAAGGATGGCAACCTGAAGAGAGCTCAGCCGGGCTTCATGAATGGGAACATCAAGTCCCTGTTCGAGGGTAGTGGACTTTCGTTAGGTGTCGAAGACGTAAACCCTATTGAGACCATAGACTTACGTCAGGCTATCACTCGCATGGGTGAGGGCGGTATCCATGATGAGACCTCAGTAAGCCGTGAAGCTCGTAACGTCCAGGGAAGCTATATCGGGGTTATAGATCCAACCCGCGCTCCCGAGTGTTACGACAGTCAGACGGAAGTCATGACTTACGAGGGCTGGAAGCCTTGGCCACTTGTTACAGAGAATGACAAGCTGGCTTGCCTGGTTAATGGTAAACTAGACTTCCAACCCCCAACCGGTCTGTACGCAGCGCCCTACGCAGGCCGCATGTACGGGGCTAAGAACACCCACATAGACTACTTAGTTACACCGAACCACCGCATGTTTAGCCAGTGCAATGGCCGGAACAGGGACGGCAGCGAGGTGGTCTGGAAGATAACCAGCCCTGAGTATATCCACAACCGTCACCGGCTTGTTCTGTCTAGCGGGTTTGGAGCCTATGCGGGCCGGGCTGGATTGGACTACTTTACCCTTCCCGAGGTTAGGGCCTCGGATGCCGATAAGATTCAGCCTCGCGGAGCACCTCCTCGCGGGCGCATAAACCCGAGCGCACCACCTATTGACATGGGAGACTGGCTAGAGTTCTTAGGCTGGTATCTGTCGGAGGGATGCTTTGGTCTCTACACCACTCATATTTCGCAATCTCCCGAAGCAAATCCAGAGAATGTGAAGGCCATAGAGAGTCTACTTAATAGGCTTCCTTTCGCATGGTCTAGGCATGACAATAACTTCTCTATATGTGGCAAGCAGCTGGCTTCCTATGTCAGCCAGTTTGGCAAGAGCGACGGCAAGTTCATACCTGAGTACGCCTTTGAGGCCAGCAAGGAACACCGCGAAAGGTTGTATGACGCTCTCATGAAGGGTGACGGTAAGCGTTATAAGGGGCTGGACCGCCGGTCGTTATGTACCGGAAGTACCAGACTTGCCATGGACTTCGAGCGTTTGGCTTTCTCACTAGGCAGGTCTTCGACGATTTCTGTGTATCGTGATCCGCGCTGTGACACCTACCTACCGTCACATGAAGTGTACGTCCACACAAGAGACAAGCGTCTTATCAGCGGCAAGCCTCAGCGTCGGACGGTCAGCGACTACTACATCGTAGAGGACTATGATGGCACGGTGTACTGCGCAACAGTGCCGGGTGGCCTACTCTACGTACGCCGCAATGGCTGTGTAGGATTTTGGTGTGGCAACAGCTCCAAGATGGGTTTGGACCTAAGAGTCACAGATTCAGCGCTAAAAGGCTCAGATAACCAGCTTTATACAAGAGTCAGAAACCTCAAGACTGGCGAAATGGAAACTAAGTCAGCCCGTGAGCTGGCCAATTCTACCGTGACCTTCCCAGGCGAGCTAAGCGGCCAGGACAAGAGAGTCCCGGTTGTTAAGGGAGGCAACGTCACGTACGCCAAGAAGGAAGACGTAGACTACGAAGTTGTTAATCCCCACGACATGATGTCAAGAGCTACGCAGCTGGTTCCCATGTCAGAGGCCGTGAAGGGTGGTCGTCTGCTGATGGGTGCTCGTATGACTCAGCAGGCTTTGCCACTAGCAGAACCAGAGGCCCCATTCGTCCAGACAGCCGCCGCTGACGGTACTAACCTTCACAAGACCGTAGGGCTCCAGTCAGGCGCTAAGACGTCCCCCATTGATGGTGTCGTAACCAAGGTAGGACATGATTACATTGAGGTGGCCGACAGCACAGGTAAGCGCCAGAAGGTCGACCTGTACCACAACTACCCCATGTCTCGGAAGACCTTCCTACACAATGATCCGGTAGTCTCAGTAGGTACTCCAGTGACCAAGGGTCAGGTAGTAGCCAAGTCGAACTTCACAGACAAGGAAGGCGTCTCGGCTATTGGTAAGAACCTACGTATTGCCTATATGGCCGCTAAGGGTTCCACGATTGAGGACGCCTTCGTAGTCTCTGAA